AAATCAGAAGTACATGGGTACTTACGTATACGACCGCACAGAATCAAAAGATTCTGAGGGCAGGAGAAATTCTCACAAGGAGAAAGCACAATACATTCAGATTCCCAACGGCATGCCAGCAATCATTTCGGAAAAAGATTTCCAAAAAGCACAAGAGAACATGCGGAAGAATGCAACCAAACAGACCCATAGAACCGGAAAAAACTACTATGCTTTGAATGGGTATCTGCATTGTTCCATTTGCGGAAAGGCATATTCCGGAAATGTGAACTACAGTAATGGACACAAGTATTTGCAGTACAGAAAAAGCTGCAATTGTGATGGGAAAAGCGTCAGAGCTGACCATTTGAATGACTTTGTATTCCATGCTTTGCAGCAGTGCATTTTCAGTCCAGAGAACAAAGAAAAACTGCTGCATAAGATCCATGAAAAACTGGCAATCCAAAGACACATCCAATCGGATGAAGAAAATCGTCTGATGAATCAGATCCATGGATTGGAAACGGCACAAGAAAATTTGACAGCCTATCTGGAAACTGGGAAAGGTTCGGATACGATTCTGAACAAGCTTCAGCAAAACGAAACAACCTTGAAAACGCTGCAACAACAACTGGTGTACAAGAAAACAGAAATTCCGACTGTAGATGAAGATACTTACCGCAAGCTGGTCAAACAGTTCAAGCATTATATGAGCCATGTCAAATCACCGGAGGCATCTGCCTTGAAAGCTGCTGCAATTCAAGACATCAAAATTCAGAAAGAGAATATTACTGTGAAATTCTGTGAGGGTGTACCCATTGATAAGGAAACAGAAGCATACTTTCACTTGCAATAACGGAGGAACTAATGGAATTTTTATTTGCAGATTACACACAGAAAACAGAAGCACTAGTGACCGGCATACGGCTACAAAATGAAGCGTTTGACATTTATGAACTGCAACTGCTGGGACTGGACAAGAAGGATTCTTGCAGCTATACCAACAGTGGAACAGCGACAATATCGGATACAGAATTGCAAGAACTGTTGCACACAAAAGGACTACCATTTCCAAATGGGATTGTCGGGCAGCGGATAAAGATTCTTTCCAATTTGGAGATGCAGAAAGAACAAGCCCAGGCGGATATTTTGCAGAAATTGAGCAGCAGCGGAGAAGAATTGAATATAGATGGATGAAAGGAACGAATGCGATGTTTTATTTGACATATAACTACACGAATGCAAGACGATCTCGGATGGCGATTGCATGCGTGATCAGATGTAAAAACACATATGGAAAGCAGCTTCGGGTGCGGGACATCATTGAAATGCATCGTCCTGGGCTGTACCAGCTATTATCTCGTGGAGATAAATGCAGAGTCGGCAGAGCGATCAGCAGGTTGTACAACCAGGGGATGCTGCCACATTTGAATAGAGGAAAAAAGAAAGGTTCAACGAATACGTACTACTGCTAAGTGGTTATAAGGAGAAAGCTCCGGATTGTCCAAGAGATGGGGAATCCGGAGCTTTTTTGTGCATGAAAAGTTGCTTTTTCCGCCTTGCTGTGATATAATAAAATAAAGAAACGGAAACCACAGCAAGGAGGGAAAAGCGATGGGTATTTACTTGAATTCAGATGATACGGATTTTAGAAGTGCAGTAAAATATTCTCGGATTTATGTGGATAAGACTGAATTGATTCGTTATACCAATTCTGTTTTGTTTGGAGAGCAAAAATACATTTGCGTCAGCCGTCCACGACGATTCGGAAAGTCCATGGCAGCCAATATGCTAACGGCTTACTACAGCCGAGGCTGCGATTCCAGAGGATTGTTTCAAGGATTGAAAATTGCAACGCATCCAGATTTTGAAAAGCATCTGAACCAATACAATGTCATTCACTTGAACATGAGAGATTACTTGACAGAATCGGAAAATATGAAGCAACTGATTCAATTTGTAGAGGATGACTTGCTGGATGAGTTGCAGCAAGAATTTTCAGACCTTAGAATGCCACGGAGAAAAACGCTGGTCAAAGTGCTGGAACAGGCATTTGTACAATATAAAATCCCATTTGTATTTATCATTGATGAATGGGATTGCATTTTTCGAGTGCATAAAAGTGATGCTGCATCGCAGAAAGATTATCTGGACTTTCTGCGAAACTTGTTAAAGGACAAAAGCTACATTGCCCTTGCCTACATGACTGGCATTCTGCCCATCAAGAAATATGGGGAACACTCTGCAATCAATGTATTCTATGAGTATTCCATGACCGATGCCTCCCCGATTGAAGAGTTTACAGGCTTTACAGAACAGGAAGTTCGGCAGCTTTGCGAACAATACAACATGCCATTCTCTGAAACAAAGAAATGGTATGATGGATATTGTGTGGATGGCGTTTCGATTTACAATCCAAAGTCTGTTGTAGAAGCTATGCTGCGTGGAAAATTTAGTAATTACTGGACGCAAACAGAAACCTATGAGGCTTTGAAAATCTATATTCAATCCAATGAATTTGGGGTACAAGATGTCATTTTGAAGCTGCTTGCGGGAGAAAAAGAAAAAATTGATACGACTACTTTTAGCAATGATATGGTTACGTTTGCAACAAAAGATGACGTTCTGACACTGTTGGTGCATTTGGGTTATTTAACTTATAATGCAGAAACAAAAGAGATTTGGATTCCAAACGATGAAGTAATGGAACAGTTTATCAGTACCGTAAAAGTAATGGGGTGGGGAAGTGTTGTAACAGCTTTGGAAACCTCTGAAAAGTTATTACAAGCCACACTTTCCGGTGATGAAGAAACAGTTGCAGAACTGATTGAACAAGCACATCAAGCAAACGCATCGATTTTGAAATACAACGATGAAAACGCATTGTCCTGTGTGATTTCGCTTGCATACTACTCCGCTCAAAAGAACTATACCTTGCATCGAGAAATGCCAGCTGGAAAGGGTTTTGCAGATATTGTATTTGAGCCAAATCGGAATTGCAATCTGCCTGCTTTGATTGTTGAATTGAAATGGGGACATTCCGCAGAAGAGGCAATCGAACAAATCAAGCGAAAAGATTATCTGGACTGCTTGCAGAATTACCACGGTGAGGTTCTTTTGGTTGGCGTGAACTATGATAAAGAGAAGCATCACACTTGCAAGATTGAACGGGTGTTTTTGTAATATGAGTTTTGCTTTGAATCAACTTATTTTTCAAGGCATATAAATAATAAAAAGTGAGGAAATCAACATGGACGAATTACAGGCTGCAATTAAAGAAACAGCAGAAAAGTTTGCACAGTGCTTTCAAAACAAAGGAAATTTTGATTTTTCTATTCAAAGTCTGCATGATGTAAATGACTTTTTGGAAGAAGTTTCCGACTTTGTATTTGAAGAACAGCAAATTTACCAGTATTATACAACAGTTGGGTCTTATATTTTTGAAGTTGCAAGAAGAAATTATGGAGGAACATATTATTGGCTTAAAGAGGTAAAACAGCCAATTTTAGTTGCCGGAGAACCGGCGTTTTTCGTGTCGATACAAGCGTGGGAGAAAGCAAAAATGTACATTGAAAACGGAACAGAAGATGACATCTTGTTCTATATAGACGGTTATCGGGAACACATTGAAAAGGGAAAACAACAAAAGGGGTACAGTGTACATTTGATTTAAAAGGTTCTCAAAACCTTTTTGACGTCTGGCAAAACAAACGGATCTCATGATTTTTTATTTAATTAAAAAAGTTTAATATACTTGACGAATTTGAATTGATATGCTACAATAAACATAAATACAACGACTTGATGCGTTATTGAAATGAGGTGTATCAATATGAAAAAATGGGCATTTTTAGCAGCGATGATGCTTCTCACTGGTTCTCTTTCTATACCACTTTCTGTAAGTGCAACGGATGTGCCTGTAGATACAGAAGTAGCTACAACTTTGACCGAAATTCAGGAAACGACAGAAACGACAACTTCACCAACAATTACAGAGCCGATAGAAGATCCAAGTTCAACAGAGGTTGTAGCATCTGATTTTTCCGTTGAACCCTCTGTATGCAATCTGACAGTCGGCGAAAGCTGTAATCTGAATGTCAAGTTTGATAAAGAGGGATATGATACGGAACATATCGAATACCAGTCCGCAGATGAAAGCATTGCGACCGTATCCAAATATGGTTTGGTGACAGCAATTTCTGCAGGGGAAACCTGTATCCGTATTTTCGTATTCGATGAAGCGGACAACCCTGTCAAAACGATTCCGATTCCTGTAGTGATTGCACCTGATGATACAATGTCAACGGAACAGCAAGAACAACTGGCAGCACTCAAAGAGAAAGGCAGTCATCTGTTCGGGGAATTTATTCGGGAAGAAAAAATAATTCTCGGAGAACTCCCACCCGATACAGCAAGACTTTGTTTCGATGATGTGCAAGAGATTCTGGCAAACAACACCGACTTTCAGAATATTTACGAGAGCCTGCTTTCCATCGCAAAATATCCAGACTTTGTAGGCGGTAGTGGAGTAACATTAGTTGAATTTTGGTTGGACGACTACGGCACAGAAAAAATCCTTTTGATTTTGGAGCAAGAAGATGTTATTTCTGTAAAATGCAATGCAGATGGAAACATCTCCGACTGGAAACCGCTCTATTCTGAAGAGAAAGCAGAAACAACCGCAACAACTGCAACCACAGAAACAACCGCAACAACTGCAACCACAGAAACAACCACGACAACAGCTACAGTAACCAGTGATGCACTTTCAGAAGAACAGGCGAAGGCTTTAGCGGAACTTGCTGAAAAAGAACATGGAGTATTTGGGGAATTTGAACGGGCAAGGGCTTCTATTTTAAACAAAATACCAGAAGATGCCTCCCGAATGACGTTGGAGGAAGCCAAGGAATTTGTAAACAGTTCGGATTCGTTTAAGGAAATTTACGATAAATTATCCGCCTCGCAGCCTTATCCGGACTTTATTGGCGGAAGTGGTGTTACAAAAGTTGAATACTGGTTTGATGACAAGGGAAAGGAAAAAATCTTACTCATTCTTGAGCAGGAAGATGTGATTTATGTAGATTGCACGAAGCAAGGCGATGTTTCGAAATGGGAAAGACTCTATCCTGTTTCAGACGTGGAAGATTCTAATATCAAAGATTCTAATTTAGCTGGAACATACAAAATCTATAATGGCATAGAGGACACTGTTACAACCGAATCCACTACAACCAATTATAAAAACATCACGCAGGAAGATTTCAAGGATTGGGCAATGAAAGACTATGCAACCAAAACAGGCAATACTCCTGCAAAGGCTGCACTCCTTGAAACAGCAGATGGGAACTATGCAATCACGCTGACAGATGAAGATGGAGAAGTTCTTGATGTTTATACCGTGAATCCAGAAACTGCAACCGGAACGAACATGGCAAATGAAGTAGTTTCTCTTCCACAGACTGGATACTCTGACATTTACAAAATATTTGTGGGACTTGCTACCCTTATGACTGTTAGTGGTGTAACCCTTATCGTAAAAACAAGGAAAAAAGACGGATAAGTAATCCGTAAAATAACAAAAATCAGCCGTTTTCTAAAATGACCAATTTGAGGGAACGGCTGTTTCTATAATTTAATGAAAATAAATTTTAGTTTGTAATTGTAAATTGTTTTTGACCAGACAGACGGTTGTCTACTACTATTTATATAATAAGAATATGACAGAATTCGTGAAAAACAAGTCTGCCGGAGGTGGTTTGAAATATGGACTTTATTTCATATAAAATAGAATGAAAATAAAAAAAACTTGTTGACAATAGAAAAAATATAGTGTATAATAAGAAAAAGGAGGAGGGTAAAAATTGAGTACTATTGAAAATCTTTATAAATTTGATTATTCTCGGGTCAAATCCCAAAGAGCAAATGTCAAAAAAATGCAATCAATTGGATTATATCCTAAAAAATTTGATATGCCGATTCTACTTCAATTTGAACTGACCCATAAATGCAATGTTTTTTGCAAACACTGCTATAATAATTCTGGTACGCATAATACTTACAAAGATGCAATGACACCCGAAAAATGGAAGCAATTCTGCCACTATATTGTAGAAAAAGGTGGCATATTTGAATGTATTATTTCAGGTGGTGAGCCACTTCTATTAGGCAATGATTTATTTGATATTATGGATATTTTACATGAAGATGGAACCTATTTTTTGTTAATTACAAATGGATTCCTTTTAACAGAAGAAAAAGTAAAAAAATTAGCAAAATATCATTATAAATGGATTCAGGTTTCAATTGATGGAGCAACAGCAGAATATCATGATGCATTTAGGCAAAAGAATGGTAGCTGGAATCGTGCAGTTAATGGAGCATTTATGGTTTCTTCAGCGGGAATTCCACTGACAATTGCACATTCTGTTTCTGCACAGAACTTAAATGATGTTGACGCAATGTGTGACTTAGCTTATGAGTTAGGAGCCAGCAATATTATTCTTGGCGAAATATCGCTAAGTGGGCGTACTTATGATAATCAAAATCTTCTTTTGAATGAAACGGAGCGGGAATATCTTATTGAAAAAATAGAATATAATACAAATCGCTTTCGTGGGAAAATGCAAGTACAGCGTAATATGGATGAACGACTTCAATATGAACAGCAACTTGGAGTACCATGTGGTGGTTTAATTATTAGACCTGATGGAAATATCAGATTGGATTGTATGACACCTTTTGTGTTAGGGAATATTCTTGAAAATGATTTTGAAACAATATGGAAAAGCAAGTGCACACATATTTGGGAAAGACCGGAAATTCAGGAATACTATGAACACAAAAATGATGTGAAGAATTATATCGATGATGATATCATTCTTTAAATAAAAATGGAGGAAAAATATGAAAACTTACACAACGCCTGTATTAACAGACATGACCTTGGGAGAATTTGAAATTGACGGTGAGAAGCATACTGTAGTTGGTGTAGTGCCATTTCTTGCGGCAGCAGCATCTGCAGCTGCCGCAGTTGTCAGTGCAATTGCTTCTGTTACTTCTGCAAAACAAACATTTAAGGACAATTACATGGAATATCATTATATGAATTCACTTGAAAAGGTTGATTAATGACACATGATATATGATATGATAAAATATCTAATTCCATATAAATCTTGTCAAAAATACAGATGTGACTCTGAATTTACGCTCGTCGACAATTATTTAAATAAAATGGTTTATTTGAATGCAACAGCAAGTGATGTTTTTTTTTTATGTAATGGAAGAAACTCAATTGAAGAGATATGCAAAAAAATGTTATGTGATTACGATATAAGCTATGATATTATCAAAAATGATATTGTAAAAATAATTCGTGATTTACAGTGGAACAACATCATAAGATTGTCAAGAACCAAGAAAGTAGAGGATTGAAAATGGTTAAAATTCCGACATCCCTGTTAGAAGCTGTTATAGTAACAACTGGTACAGTTGTTGCAAGTATTATTGGCAGTAAAAAATCATCTGAAAAGGATTCTCGAAGCAAAAAAAGAGGAAAGTCAAGAAGAAAGTGAGCAATTTTATGAATTTATCAGAAATTATAAAAGTAATTGTTCCTAAGCCCAATTCTGAAGATCCCAGAGCACCTTATAAAGAACTTAATAAAGAACTTGAAAAGGATCGTTCTCAAAGCAAGAAAAGGGGAAAATCAAGAAGAAAGTGAGTGACTTTATGAATATATCAGAACTTATTTCTGAGGGAATAAAATCGATTCTTGATAATATTCCTGATAGACCCAATACAAACAGTAAATCGCCCAGATATACGCATGGTCCAGTGGTAAAAACAGGGCCTACTTCTGGAAAAAATCGTTCCCGAAATAAAAATGGTCAGTGGCGTGCAAAAAGAAGCGATGCTGGCACTAAAAGAAAATAACCATGAAAGAAAAGAATCCGTTGTATCCGTCTGCAACAGATTCTTTTCTCATTCAACCCCAAAAACTATTATGTGCATATTTTTTGTTGAAAAAGTAAAAAAGTATTGACAAAAAAGAAAAAATGTAGTACAATTATAACTGTAAGAGGAATACCATCCGCCAAGGATAAACACAGAGAGAAAGGTGATTTTATGAAAAAGAAATGGTTTTCCGCCCTTGCAGCCCTTGCCGTGCTTTCTTTCGCAGCGGCTCCAATGAATGGCTATGCAGTCGATGAAGAATCTTTGGATGATGAGCTGGCAGTTGCTGTCACAACAGAAGCTCCGGTCATTGCCGGTACAGTTGTCACAACAGACACACAGATGCAAACAACCAGTTCTTCCGTCTATACAACGGTTACAGACGAATATGGCAATGGTCTGGATGAAAATGGAAACATAGTTCCAGCCACCACAACCGTTTCCACGCAAACAGAAACAACCACAACTACAACTAAAGCCTCTACAGAGCTCAGTCAGATTCCGTTGAGCGGTACTTACTCGGTACGGATTCGTATTCGGGACATCGTTCGGCAAACACCAGTTTTAGGATTGAACTGCGAAGTTTTCTGCCTCCAAACAGGGGATGTAGTTGCCAAATGGAATACTTCTGATGTAGATGAAATTTACATTGAAAATTTGAAGTATGAATTTAACAGCTACAATAGTTACACTGGAAATATCCGGTATGCAATCCGTATTACAAATATGCCAGAAAATTATGTGTTCTTCTATGGGAAAGATAAGGAAGTATATGGCTTAACTGGATTTGACTTAGAAGAATTTGAATATGGTACAGATTTGGATTGCACAGTGAAACTCGAAGATACCAGCGATGATGCTCCAAAGTACACCTATGTGACTGGTACACATCCAATTGTGACAACATCGACCGCACCTGTTGCGGATACGACTGAACCAATCTCGAATACAACCGCTCCTAAAGATACGGGTACAACGATTTCCATTCCTGTGACAGACCCAGGAACTTCGGTTACACCCGTTCCGGGAACGACCGCTCCGACAGAAACCAACACAACGGTTACCACCAAAACAACCGAAACCTTACCGCAAACGGGATATTCTAATGGGTATCGCTGGTTGATTGGGGCAGCCGTCTTGATGACCGTGACAGGTGCAGGAATTGTGCTCAGAACCAAAAAAGAAACGAAGTAAGTCTAGAAATAGAACGATATTTTAGAACAATCGAAAGGCGTCGCTGATGAAGTGACGCTTTTTCTTTATGGGAGGAATATATGAAAAGAAACCGTTTGTAATAATATTAATTAAAAATAATAGTATTTTAATAGGTAATAGTAGAAAATAGTTCCGCGAAACTCCTGATTTTCACGTCTATTTAAGGGGTGAAAAAGGGGGATTCGCACCAGAAAATCGGAAGAAAAACAAATAGAACAGAAAAAAAGGATGAAAAATCTGAAATTTATTGGAAAAAGCACTTGACAAATGCAGCACATTGTGATAAAATAAGAGCATAAAGAAACTGCTTTTGTGCAGATTTCGCTACTACAACCCACGTACATCGCGGGTACTAAAACGGTCCTTTGTCCGGAACCGAGAAGTGCAGGAAATCACTACAACCCACGTACATCGCGGGTACTAAAACAATAATAACTTCAATGGAAATATGGTCATACCGACTACAACCCACGTACATCGCGGGTACTAAAACTTCAATTGTTCTTTTCCTCTCTTCAATTTCAAAAACTACAACCCACGTACATCGCGGGTACTAAAACAATCTTCATACTCTGGATTAATTTTTCCATTTTGATACTACAACCCACGTGTATCGCGGGTACTAAAACTTTAAAAGTACAATATTGTTATAGAGATTATAACTACAACCCACGTACATCGTGGGTACTGAAATAGCTAAGAAAGAACCATCGCTCATTCTGTAAACACTACAGCCCATGTGTATCATGGAGGCTCAAAACCAAAAATATTGAAATGGAAAAAATTGTATTTTAAAATGGTAATAAAAAAGCGTCACTGATGAAGTGACGCTTTTTCTTTATGGGAGGAATATATGAAAAGAAACCGTTTGCGAATCATGGGAATTTGTCTGCTGGTCTGTGGGCTTTTCATTTTATCTCTTTTTGCATACAAAAAAATCAGTAGGGAAGTCTACCTGCAAAATCTATTGAAAGAAAATATTGTGTTGGAAATTCCCAGTTTAAACATAAAAGTTCCGGTGTTGGAGGGAACGGATTCTGAAACGCTTGCCGTTGCAGCCGGACATTTCCAAGGAACAGGGGAACTTGGGCAGGGAAATTACTGCATCGCCGGACATAACAGCACGATTTATGCGGAGATTTTTAATGACCTCGACCAGATTCAAATTGGTGCAGAAATGGATTTGATGGATACCGATGCAGAGAAAACCTGTTATACCTATGTTGTAGCAGAATATAAGGTTGTAGATCCAGAAGATGTTGCTGTACTGGATGATTATGGAGATGACCGCCTGACCGTGATTTCCTGCACGGATGACGGCACACAACGGCAAGTGGTTGTTGGCATGCTCAAATAATGCCATATCCTTTTTACAGTATTTCATGGAAGATTTAGCTTTCGTTGCGTAATATTGTGTACCATAAAAACTGTATATAGACCGTAACGAATTCTAATCAATTAAAAATAAAGCGGCAAAAAATCACGCAATTTCGGACTTTTCCCATTTTGAAAGGTTGCAAATAAGTGGTTATACCACTGTACGCCTCGCCTCCACCATATTGTTTCAAATGCGAACAACTTTACTTTATGAATCAGTCATTGGTAATCGTGTTCCATTTCAAGAAATGAAGAACCGCCCTTGCCGGATGTGTTATCCGGTGAGGGCGGTTTTATTATCAATACAAAAAATCAGCCGTTTCCTGAGATGATCAACTTCAGGGAACGGCTTTTTCCACAATTAGTAGGTTGGGAAAATAAAAAAATTTTCATCCGGTACATCCGGATTGAATGAATTGATTATATCATATTTTTTCATGATTTGTCAATAAAGTTGCTTGTCGAATTTTGTCGATACCAAAAATATTTTTTTCAAAGTGCAACCTTATTGAAAGCCTTCATCAAAAATCGACAGAAAGTATTTCAAAAACAATTGAATTTTGAGATAGAATCTGGTATAATACTCGTATCACTTTCAAAATAACGGTTTTCTGAAAGGGGAACAACTATGATAAAGAAATCATTATACAAGATTTTTTATGCTGCTACACCGCAAGAATTTCAGGCGGAATATCAAAGCCGCTTTGAAAATGAAGATACGATTCATCTCAATCTGACGATTGGAGGATATCCAGCCTTTATTTGTCAGATACCGGAATTGTATCAACGCATGCTATCCATCGAACGAACCAATCATAAAGTCGATGCTCTTTGTCATGCCCTTCCAGAAATTGCTTTGGAGCAGTTTCAGGAACGTTGCTTAATTGATGAAATTGTACTGACCAATCACATTGAAGGCGTACACAGCACCCGAAAGGAAATCAGCGAAATTTTACAGGATTTATCAAAGGAACATAAGCGAGAGCGATTTGTTGGACTGGTTCAGAAATATGTAGTGCTCATAAAAGAAGAACGCATTCCAATGGAAACGGCACAAGATATCCGAAAAATTTATGATGATATTTTTTATGAAGAAATCAAGGCAAGTGACCCAGAGGATTTACCGGATGGGGAAATCTTCCGCAAAAGTGCAGTCAGCGTTTATTCCGCAGCAGGGAAAGAGATTCATAATGGTGTTTCTCCGGAAGAAAAAATCATCTCCATGATGAATCAATCTTTACAGTTCCTGAATGATGAAAGCTATGAGTACTTGATAAGAATTGCAGTTTTTCATTATTTGTTCGGTTATATTCACCCGTTTTATGATGGAAACGGGCGTACAAGCCGACTGATCAGCAGCTATCTGTTATCGCAACGGCTGAACAATTTGATTGGATACCGCATTTCCTATACGATTAAAGAGCATATCACAAAGTATTATGAAGCTTTTAAGGTCTGCAATCATGTTAATAATCGAGGGGATTTAACACCATTTGTGATGATGTTCTTAGACATTGTGGACATTTCTATGAAACAGCTCGGTGCATCGCTTCAGGAAAAATTGCAGAAACTGCATCATTATGTATCACAAATCCCGCAGTTCCCAAATGCAGAACAGGGAGGAATGAGCGAGTTATACAGCCTTCTGATTCAAGCGGCTTTGTTCTCCAACATTGGAATTTCTCAAAAAGAATTGGAGCAGCATTTCAATGCCTCATATAATACCGTTCATGTGAGATTGCAGAAAATACCAAAATCTTACCTGTTGGTCAATCGACAGGGGAAACGGCAGTTTTATTTACTCAATCTCTCTGAGGTAGACAAAAATAGATAAAAAGAGAAGCAGATAGGGAAGTGTGAAATGCTCCCATCTGCTTTTTCTATTTGTTTATTTCATCAATTTTTCGTCTATGTTTGCCACGTGCTTCAGAATCTGCTGCAGCGTGGATTCTTCGGTGTCTGGTTCGGGTGTTGGCTCTGGTTCTGGCTCGGTCGGCTGCGTTGTTTTCGTGAATCCGTTTAATCCAGCAGCCTTAATAATGGATGGGTAATCGGTATAACAATAATCCATATCACACTCACCAACAATGCCAGGAATACTTTTTTGTCCAATAATATCATGCTCTGTGCTGCCGGCTACATTATACTGCCAGATGCCGTATGGATTTTGATACGTGCATTTACTTGCATACTGGGCACACCAGATAGTGTATCGACTTTTAACACTGTCCGACAGGTACTTGTCTAAGTAGTACGTGCTGCAATACAATCCGGCATAATATCCGGCTTGCTCCATCGTACTTAAAAACGCATCCGCCATTTCAGAGCAGGCAGCTTTGCCCAGTGCAAATTGCTTTGCAAGTTCTAAGTCCATGTAAACAGGATACTCAAACAATTTGCCTTTGATGGTCTGCAAAAACACTTGTGCTTCCCGTTTTGCTTCGTCCGCCGACATCGCGTAGCTAAACCAGTACGCCCCGCAGGGGATACCCAGACGCTTACAAGCGGCATAGTTACGGCTAAACTGTGTATCAACTTGGCTTGGCTCTCTGCCATACCCAGCCCGTAAAATCGCAAAGTCAACCAGTCCGGATGCTTTTGCAGCGTCCCAGTCAACCTCGTTTTGACAGTATGACACATCAATCCCCTTTAAAATGCTCGTTGTTTCGGTAGTCTTTTTGATACCAAAATACTTGTAAAAATCCTCTGTAACTGTGCCATTGCCTTTGACTTCGTCACCGAGCCAACGGTATCCTGTCCGCACATCCAGATGCGTATATTGATAACTGCTTGTGATGTTGGCAATACCGCCGAAACCTAAGTCCTGAGCCTTATAGCACACCGTTTTGCTGCTGATTGGTTGCCCGTCCTGCCCGTAACAGCAGACATCCGCAGCAGTACCTTTTGTGTGCTGACCGCTGCTCGTACCGCCTACAGCTTTATCATGGTCTGGGCAGCGGTATCCACTTGTTACAATGATTTTGCTACAGTTAAGAGTGGCATAGAGGGCTTCCAGTTTTTCAATGAGTTCGGATGAAATCAAAGTTTCGTGATTACCTCCGCACTGACACCGAAATTCCATAACATTAAAATGCGGAGAAAGTTGGGTACTATCATTATAATCATAATGATTGACTGGCATAATATCATCCTTTCACAAAAAATATTTTTAGAAAAATTTGAAAAAATACTTGACAAACACGTTAAAACGTGGTATAATAAAATCATGGAAAGGAGGTGAGAAGATGTTGAGATGGTCAACAGAAAAAATAAAAGAGCTTATCAAGCTGGTGCAACAACTTAATAAGCTCGCAATCGAGATAATTTCCCTTGTTGGTTGGATTCTTATCTTGATTAAGATTATAGGCTAAACGCCTACGGTAAGAGTTGGGAGCGGACAAGCTCTCAACCCCCTGCCGTCATTATATCATAACCATTTCAACCTGTCAAGTATGAAAAACATTTTTAAGCTGTCGTGGGCAATTTTTAAGTTTGTTGGTTTGATTGCATTCTTGATTGCAATTGTCCATTTACTGCTAAACGGAGGAATCTAAATGAATTTGAAAAAAATCAGGACAGAAAAGGGAATCACAATTCCGAAATTAGTCGAGCAAACCGGCATTCCAAAACGTACCGTTGAGGACATTCAAAGGCGTGGGGATTGCCTCGTGTCTAATGCCATCAAACTCGCCGATGCCCTCGGTGTCACGCTGGATGAACTTTGCAGAGACAACTCAGAACAGACCGAAATCGAATAACCCGATGCCGTCCGGCAGCTTTTCCGCTGTCGGGCGGTTTTTTCTTTAATCTGCTTCTGGCAATCCAGTTTGCATCCTATATGAATTATTATAATCATAATGATTAACTGATATAGTATTATCCTTTCGCAAAAATATTTTTATAAAAATTTGAAAAAACACTTGACAACCACTAATTTTTGTGGTATAATAAAATCATGGAAAGGGGGTGAAACCAATGAGCAAAAAGAAAAAAAGAAGACCGAAAAGAGCGATGTTCAATCAAAAAGATTTGCAAAAAATCTTGATGCTTACAGCTCTAATCAATCTTCTGAATGCGATTACCACCTTAGTCAATAAGATTTGGGACATCTTGCACTAAGAAAAATCGCTTGTAACAACGGGCAACGGATGGGCAGCAGCTCATCCGACCCTACTATTATTCTAAAACAATTTTTGCTCATTGTCAAGATGTTAGATGCCATTCAGATTCTGCTTTCTCTTGCAAGTATCTTTTTATCCATCTATGCAATTATTTTAATCAGACGTATGAAATGAGGTGCTGAAATGAATCTGAAAAAGATTCGCATGGAAAAAGGGTTAACGGTTCAGCAGCTTGCAGATCTTGCAGGGCTTCCAAAACGAACTGTAGAGGAAACAGTCAGACGGGATACTTGTTCCGTCCGAACTGCTATCAAGCTTGCTGATGCCCTGGGTGTCACGCTGGATGAACTTTGCAGAGATAACCCAGAACAGACTGAAATCGAATAACCCGATGCCGTCCAGCAGCTTTTCCGCTGCTGGGCGGTTTTCTTATTCAACTACAATTGTTCTGATTTCATCGAGATTGTAAAAACCAATCCAAGCTTCATTTTTTATCACAATAAAAAACTTTCCATCATAGGTGTAGTCATCCCATTCACTTTTCTTCCACTCAGCAAATTTTCCATCTTTCATTGTAACTGTGATTGTTTCATATTTATCTGGACAAGGAGGAATGCAATTTGGCATTGGTGGAGGCGTTTCAGAAATCAATTCCTTCAACCCTTTCCCTGACAAAATATCATCATATTTTATTAGCTTTCTTCTATTCATCGTTCAACCTCCGGCAGCCCTGCCACGGATGTCAAAACAGACAACACCCCAGCCAGCAGAGCCGCACTGCCCACGGCGATCCAGTTCACATCTTGCATCACAGCAGCTACGCCAATCGTTGCTACAGCGGTCTGTGCCATAGTTTTGACTGCTCTGACTGTCGCAGCCTTTGCCCAAAGTTTCCAGTTTCTCATGTTATGCTCCTTTCTCATCGGTCGGCAGTGCCATGAATTCTTCATGCAAATGCGTCATCACACCATTGCCGCCCAGTTCGTGATACTGCCGATACATATTCTCGTAGTTTTCCTTTGCGTAGAAGGGTGCAAACCCTGCATCAATGTACTTGTTATAGCAGTGCAACATCCGGTCACGGAGCAGGGCTTGCACACCGTATTCCAAAGCCTTTTGTCTGGCATCCTGCTTTTGCATGCGGTTTAAAATCGACCTTGTACCAATGCCCAGAATACCCGTTGCAGACAACACAGAAATCGCAATGGTGATAATCTCTCGAATCACACAGCTTCCTCCGTTTCTTTCACATCTTTCGTTTCTTTCTCTTCTTTCACGTCATAATCGCCGGAAAGCAGTACCAACATTTCCGGCGTTAGGTCACCAGATGCAAAAATCTGATACTGTCCATTTTCAAGCTGCACTGCCTGAATTTTTGCGTTGCCCCAGCCTGTTCTCTGGATGGCTTTTCCTGCTTTTAGCTGTTCCATTGCTTCAATAATGTTCATTGTGTTCCCCCCTTATAAGATTGTAATCGACTGAATCAGCGGATGGCTGTTGTTACTCCGACCAACCCAAACTAAGTAGTATGTGCCAGCCGTTACGCCCTCGCAGGGCGTCAGCGTTGTGATATAGTCCGCACTGTACAGCCACTGTAAGAGCTTGTGTTCATAGGCGTTTTAAGAGTGTAGCAGCATGAGAAATCATAATCATTGTTTCAGCAGAGCAACAAGAAGTTTCATAATCCTTTGACAACCGGCGTGAACCATTCAGCCATGC